AGTGGGAGCGTTCTCACGATTGCGATAGCGTTCTGAATTAATGTCCAACGCAGCAGCTTTACGAGCTTCTTGTTCAGCTAATGCGTTACGAGCATCAATGGTTTCTTGTGCCTTACGTGCACGAACTGACGATTCAAATTCAGGCAGTTGTTCTGCCATCTGAGTCATGGGATTAAACTCTTCTGCTTTAGCAAAAGGGTCTGCACCCAAATCACGAGCCATGCTTTGCATTGGAGACAACACGGGCTGTTTAGCAATTGGTTCTGGAGTAGGAGCTTTTAGCTCTTCTTTCATAGCAGCAACGCCAGTGACAGGTTTAGGAGTTTCCACAGATTTAGGAACTTCCATACGAGTACGGGACAAGTTTTTACCAATAGCACCAACTAATGGAGCCAAGGTATTAACATAAGGTAAGCCTTGTACAGCAGTAGCAGCAGGCAACACATAACGGTTGATTGCTTCTCCAACATTACCAGTCATTTCTTGACCAGCTTCTGTGCGAGGTTGGAAAGTCATAGCTTCCATGTTCTTAGCATACAGGTCTTCAAACTTATCTGGAGCTCCATTAGCTTTTTGCAATGCTGCAGGAATCCAACCAAGAGCTGCACCAGCAGCACCTGTACCCAAACTAGCAAGAGTTTCAGCAGTGCCAGTTAAACCAGCACTTTGCTTATTAACAGCATCTTGCACCTCTGCCATTGTTTGGTCTTTAACAGAAGGAGTTTTTAATTTGGACAAACGACCACGCAGCTCTTGCATGATTTCATCGTCAGAGTAACCATCGGCTTTAGCGCCAGCCAGATTAAATCCGGCACGTCGTGCTGCTTCAGCATTGATTTCTTGAATTGAATACCCATCTTTCAGAGCTGCATCGATGTCCATAGATTTCCTTAATAAGCACTCAAAGGTTTACGTGGGCCACCCGCCGCTGGAGGAGTGGCTGGAGTAGTGGGCATGTTGTTTAGAGGAACACCCAGACCTTGTAAGAGTTGTAATTGTTGTGCTGCACGAGCGTCACCAGCAGCAGCTTTGGCTTGTAAGTCTTGAGCAGTTGCTTGTTTAGCCAGTTCGGACAAACGCAGATACTCAGAATCATCACCAGACAACCGAGCTTTCTCAGCATGGTTGGTATACACGACGGATTGAGCTTGATAGTTTTTAGCAGCAGACAAGTCTTGAGACAACGATTTGTCAGCAGAAATTCGATCTTTAGCAAGTTGTGCACGAGAATCTGAAGCGTATTTACTAGCATCAGCAGAGATACGAACACCTTGCAGATGAGAGTCTTTGTTAACGTTGGCAACAGCCAAGGCTTTCTGAAAGTCTTTATCTTGGGTAATGCCCCATGTGTGCATAGCTTTTAAAGACTTAACCAAATCAGGGTCTTGAGAGAAATGAGACAATTCTTCTGGACCCAGTGGTACACCACGTTTAGCGGCATAGTCTTGGAGATACGCTAGCTGAGCACCTGGCCCACCTTTAACACGCTCTAGTTCAGGAATAACATCACCCAACACTTTAGTGTGGTAGGCATGTTCTTCTGCTTGAGCTTTCAAGTTACCAGATTTAACCTCTTGTTGCTTTGCTTCCAAAGCCAAAGGATTCATTAGTTTAGCTTGATCGGTTTCCATCAGGATTTTATCCATCTGGGCTTGACGCATTGCTTGCTCAGACTTGGCAGCATTTTGTTCATTACCCATTTGGACACCAGCAAGAATTGAACCCCCTGCTGGACCGAGTTGATTAAACATGGTTGATAAGTCAGCCATACTATTCCTTATTTAGAGGTTGCACTAAGAGCAGCCAAAGTCAATGGAGTATTAAATGCACCGTATTGATTACCCAGACGCTGATTGTTCAAAGCATTTTGACCTGTTTGCATTTGTGCCAATGATTGCATTTTCATGTTAGCAATACGAGCTTGCAAGTCTGTTGCACGAGAATTGTACTGGCTGTTACGACCAGCAGCAGCATCCTTAGCAGCCAACTCACGTTCCAATAATTTATATTCAGGAGAATCTGGACCGTACATGTTTAAGATGTCATTTCGGTTTTGGTCAAGTTGCTGTTGTTGCTGCTGTGCCATTTGTTTCTTGGCATACATATCATACAAACTACCTGCTGTATACAATGTAGGAACAGGATTGTCAAGCATTTTTTGACCAGCAGCAATAGCTGCATCGCCATAATTACCTTGTTTAAGGGAAGCAAGGAAACCGGCATTAGAGCCAGAAGATACAGAAGGAGATGCACCAGCAAAGTAACCCTCTGTTGGGGCAGAGATGCCGTTAGCAGGACCTGTACCAAATCCAAGTGAACTACTAACACCACCCGCGGTGTTTGTAGTGCCTTGCAACGAACTATAACCAGTGCTTTGTAATCCTGTACCAGACGAGGCGTTAGGACCCACTGAGTAGTCTACAGGAACGTTAGAGCCTGTGGCAACAGTGTTAGCATCAAATGCTGGAGTTGCTGGAGTAGGAGTAGCAGTCATGCTACTAAGCTCAAAAGGCTGTTCTGCACCCATGTTTACAGGACTAGAACCAGCACCACCAATGTCAGCACCGTTTACAGTGTTAAGACCACTACTAACGTTAGCAGTAGTATCAGCACCTTGGAACATACTACCCAAGTCACCATAGTTAGCCAGGTTACCCGCCATACCACCTGAAACACCACTACTAAGCATAGCCAAACGACCTAGATCACTACCTAGCTTTTCTTTAGCGCCGCTACTAACCAACTGACTAGTAACTAAACCAGAGCCAGGAAGAAAGTAGTTACCTGCTGCAGCACCAGCTGCTTCTAAACTATCACGCACATTAACCCAACCACCAAGAGGTTTTGTAACCTCGTTTGCAATTGATTTAATTGGATTTGTAATTGCCTTAGTAAAACGCTTCCATCCCATAATATATTCCTTAAAGTTATGCGTGAACTCTGTCCATAGTCACAATGAGTGATGGAGTGGCTGGACGAGTTGGGCTTGTTTGTGTGCCCGTTGCTTCGATAGAAACTGCTGTGTTGTCTGTTGACCAGTACAACTCAACATAATCAGAAGCAGAAAGTTGAATAAAAAAGTTCCAAGCGGCAGCAACGTGACCGTTAATGCCACTATGACTAATGGGAACAGAAATCATTGTGTTTGTTGATGCAACATCTGTACCATTTTTACGCAACCACAAACTAACTTCATGGATAGAAGTATCGGTGTTGGTTAATTGTGCACTAAACTGAATGTTGTATAAACCCGCACTAGCGGCAGTAAATCTAGAAGAACTTACAACAGAACAACCGTTGGTGTAGTCTGTGGCATTTACTGTCGCAGCGTAGGCTGTGTTAGCAGCAGCAGCTGTTTGTGTAGCACTGCTATGCCAAGCACCATATTTAATATCATTAGCTACCAAGGTAGCATGTTCAGCAGCAGTTAAATGGTAATACTCACCTGACGTGCCGCCTTGTAAACCCGACAACAAGGAATGGCTATGGTCAGCAATGTCAGCAATAGAACTACCAGCAAAGTTAATTAAAGACCATGCAACTGAGCCTGTTGTATTCAATAAAGAATATAGTTGGTTATACCACGCAATCCACGCAAAGTCCCCCGAAGGGGCTCTGGTGGGTGGTGGTGGAAGACCTCCGCCTGCCATTATGTGTTACCTTTATTAATGTCCACTTCAATACCTTCTAAACGAAGTAAGTGTGGTAATGAGTATGTAATCTTAAATGCTCGACGACGAAACTGACCAAGTTGGAAGATGGCAGGAAGGTCAGCATTAAATGTTAACGTTCGTGCTGTACTCCATGTTTTGTAGTCATCATCGCTCCAAGAAACAGAAACCGCGGTATCTACTAAGGTATCATCTGGAACATCGCCAACCATACTTAAACGATACATCATTTTGCGATTCATGGTATCAAAGTCTATTTTAGCAGAAACAATGGAACAAATAATTGCAGTACCGTTGTCTGTAAATTTTGTTTCATCCATTGCATAGATAGCACCAGTTGCTCTGTCCAAAATATTAGAACTACCATTGTCACCATCAGAACCGTAAATACCCAAGAAAGGGCTTGTACCCGTTTCCCATTCATGCCACATTTGTGTGTCAAAACTGTAAACCAAGGTACGATAGGTTAAATTAATAACATAACATTTTTGTCCAGCAGTACGAATACTAAATGCTGTAGCATCCTTTAGACTAGAACCTTCTGCTAACAAAGCAGACTTAATAGCGGGGATACCAATTTCTTTTTCTTTAAAGCCATCAATGGTCCAGACGGTGTGACCACCGCTACCTGTTTCACCAATAAAAATAACTTCTTTTTCTGTTTGTACTACCGAAGCTTCAGCCACTGTACCAAATTGTTGCACAGCAGATTGATGACGAGCAAGGGGGGTTCCTGTTGCGTTGGCAGCATCGTAGAAGTATTCCACGGTGTTAGAACCAATGGCGTAGATGTAGTTGTTATTTTTAGACAACGCCACAATCTTATCAGGATACATTTCAGCAGACAAGAAACCAGAACCAGCTCCGGACCAAACAAGAGGGAGGTTTAAGTTGCTGTTATAAACGTCTTGGCTGTCCTTTTTAGCAATAAACAAATAACCATCTAGGAAGATGGGAGTGGGAATATGTGGAGAAGGGAAGCTAGCGTCAGTAATTTGTGTGTAGGTAGACGGGGTAGAAAACACATAACCGTTTGTACCATCTACTACAATGAGAGAAACCACACCAGAAGAGTTTACAAATTCTGTAAAGCCTACTTGACCTGTTGAGGTGCTGAGTGTAAGGACTGCTGTGCCGTTTGAGTAGATTTTATTACCGACAGCAGCCATTGCATAGCTAGTTCCGGATACCACCCAATAGTAGAGTCCACGACCCACAGCGGCCTGTGTATCGTAGATTTTAGTAAGTCCTGGACGGCTTTTAACATAATATTTCTTTTGTTCACCAATTGGGCTTTGAATAACTTCCACCATCATGTTAGTTAAGCGAAAGTCCTTGTTCTTAGAAGTACTACGTTGTTGTGGGTTAGCAATAAAGTTAACCCGTTTAGTATCGTATGTCTGTACAACAGGATTCTTACTGTAAGGCATTATTTTCCAGTATAGTCAGGTTGGAAGAACAAACCGCCTTCTTCCATACCAAAACCTAAAGCAGTGCCGTGGAAACGTTCAGCTTGTTGTGTAAGGAGTTGGCGGTCTTGCAAGGGGATACCGTATTCAGGTGCTAGGCGATCGGCCAAACCGTAGATGATAGCTTCCGTCCAATAAGGAGGAAAGTCAATATCATCAGAAGCACTGGTCATGTCCTCAAAAGGACGTTGATAGCGCAGGGTAATTGTTATTGTTGCATCTGCTGGCTTAGGCCAGAGATTAATTGTACCAACGTGCATTTGCGGTTGGTAGTACAAGTTAACAGGAGTTCCAGAAGTAAACGCCAGAGGCAACTGATTGTAGTTGGTGTCTGTATAAACGTTTAATGGAATGTTTGATGTAGTGGTATCACTACGCCATGCTTGAACAACTTTCAAGGGCATGGGAGTATTTAGTGCTTGGCTATTGCCAATTTGATAAGCAGCCTGATTAGCAATAGTTGTAAACGTGTAGCTTTTCATTGCCCAGACAGGCATACCGTCTGCTTGAAAGCCCTTAATCATTGCGTTAAGAGCTTCAGAAGCTTCTGTAATTTGTTGAGCACTGGCAGGGGTGCCGCCCGACAACACAGAAAGCTTGCGGAGTGCTGCAGTGATAATGGCATCACGTTGAAGCTTCCAAGTAGTTGTTCCCGAGGTACTCATTTATTTCCTTACGCTTTGTGATATTCGGCTTCTGTTAAGATGCCTGGTTTGTATTTACCTTCTGGCTTAAAGATGGTAAGTTTTTGTTGGCGCATTTCAGGAGCAAACGAAATGTGCATCCAAATTCCAAATTCATGAATAATTTGGTCATACTTCATACCCAGTTCTTCTACTTTATGGCAAAGCTCAATAGGAGTAAGAGTTTTGGAAGACACGTCAATTGCCCAACCATCCATATGAGAGGACTTTTCTGCACCGCCCACAGCCACATTAACTGCTGATAAACGAATCCAAGAATTAATATGAAGAGGTCCCACAGCAGCACGTAACACTTCTAAACATGAAGCAGCATACTTCATGTTTTCTAATTGTACCGTGCTAGGCTGATTTGATATACCTTTACGTACAGCAGTTTCGCTATAAGTAGCTTCTTCTAAAGTAAAATGCTCGCTTAAGTTCATTTGCTGCCTTTAATTTTCATAATGTTTTCAATAGTCTTACCGCCAAAGTAAGCGGTCATAACCAGCATACCCCATTGACCAAGTAAGTTAACGTATGACTCATTAACTTGATGTCCAAACGCAGACATAAGAGCAAAGACATTGTAAGTGGTTAACAAATAAATCAACGTGCCAGGACGTATGTTTTTATTCAACCATCC